TCTACAGTCGCATCTATAACTTCTCCATTAACAACAATCCATTCGTGGCCAAAATTATTAAATGTTCCATTTACAACATGAACATCTTTTTCTTCGGTATAATTTGTAAGGATATAATACATTATTGCACTTGCACCTTCACAATAATCCGTAAAATCAGAACGTAAATATTCATTCTGTGTATGATTTAATACTTCTCTTGTAATATCAATTAAAAATTTCTTGTTCAACATTTATTCCACCTCTAATTCCGACTTTGAATTTTCCGTTTCGAAACTTAATTATTATCTACTACTTTATATTTACGAAGTACGATATCTTCTCCATTTATAAATATTTCCATAGGTACACCTGTTACATCAGTGTTCGAAAATACTGTTTTTCTTACTTCTCTTGGTATAACTATTCTACCTAAATTATCAAATCTCCTTATTATTCCAGTTGCTTTCATATCATCACCTCAATATAAATTATCATTTCACTCTATTATTAAAATCTCAAAGTTTGTTCCGCTATAATTTCCACCAATAGACTCTTCACACATATATTTACCAGATTCATCAGGTTTATAATGACCGATTTTATTAACTAATGATTCGATTAAATCATAAAAATCCTTAAGAAGCCAGGCATGGGTATATGACACGTGTAGTCCATCGCATAAAAACTTATATAAAAAGTTTCTTGCTTCCATCAAGCAGCAAGATTTTTTATCGGATACAATTTCTACAGTTCCAGAGTAATGATATCCGTCTTCCTTAATGCACCCAAACTTTTTCGGATTATCTAAACTATAATCTCCGTCTGTTTGTAATGTATAAATAATAACAATTTTCATATTATTGTTCCTCACTTTCACAGTAAATCTACGTTTCATTATCAACATTTCCAAACGAATTTATCTAACTCATCCTCGTTTATTTCCATCCACTCTTTATATGGTTTAAAATCTGGGATGAATTGCATCACTCTATCAAAATCCATTTCATTTTTATTGAATCCTTCTGGTAAATCTAATCCAAAATAAAATTTTCTTGTATCTTCATACCAGTTTATCTTCTGTTCAGGGTATAATCTTGCCATTGCACTTCTATAGTGTTTATAATGGTAAACCATGCATAACACTTCTAAAATCTCTGAGTTCAATTTAATCATATCAATCTCACACCTTTCTAAATAGCCGATTCATTGCTTACCACTGTGTCTTTTTTAGTTTTCCATTCTTATCAAATTCCCAACACAAATTTTCAAGTTGCTCTTTAAATGATAAATCATACCAATTTCTATTTCTATCACAGAATGACGAGGCTCTATGAGCATATAGTTTATTTTCTCTTAGCCAATGCTCCATTGTATCTTTATCTTCAGATGGACTAACATAGTGGAATTCTTCCCCATATCCAGTTGCGATAGTTTTAACAAAATTGGCATTTTTATCAAAAACAATAAAGATTGATTTCTGTCTTGCTTCTTCCTGGTTCTGGATTCCAAAATGTTCACTAAGCCAATTATCAATGAACATCTCATTCTCTTTCTTTTCAACATCTTGCCGTTCTGCTTTTAAATGTTTCACACTCTGTTCATAAGAGTTGATTTGAGCATATAACTGAACAATACAATCATTTGTCTTTTGAATCTGTTTATCTATTTCTTTTACTGTTCTCATATTTTACTCCGTTTTTGAAATCATCGTTTCATTTACTCATCAAGAACACCTATCATAGATGGTATCTGACACACTTTTAGCTCACCATCAAATAATTCTCTATGTTCTCTGGATTCAAAATATCTTTTTGCTTTATTATAAGCATCTCTTTTTGAATCTGCTTTTACTTCAATCATTCTATCGTAGAATATTGCTATATAATTTCCATCTTTAATTCTTACCATAATATATCTCTCCTTATTTATTTCCCAATTTTCTTCCACATTCAGGACAATATTTTATTGGAATGCAAATAGAACCAACACCCTCTCCGTTAAAATAACCAGGACAAGTGAGAACTAATTCTGGAGTAGTGGTTTGATAATCATGAATAACACCGTCCCATTTTTCATTTTCTAATACATTTCCATTCAGTCTACCTTCGTTTAGATTATCACTATGGTATGGAAGTTTCGGTTGTTCCCATCCAAATTTTACGTCTGTTCTTCTTTCACAATACATGCACATATTTATTCCTCCAATCATCTAAAGAAACTCTTGTTTACTTTGCTAATTTCTTTCATATTTATAGTAACTTCCAAACCAGACCAACTCTGGATTCATAATCGTACCAACATTTTCTTTAACCTGACCACTATCTTTAAATCCTTTTTCAGTCATTTGCTTTGCATGTTCGCATCGTTCCTCTCTTGAGTCATAATGGTATTGTTCTATTTTTTCTGTATAAGAGGTATGCTCTCCATTTTTATATGAATGTTTCTTGATAATACTTTCTTTTACAATCTGCATACTTCATCACTCCTTTACTTCTACATTTAATGTAATCTCATACTGTTCACCTTCAACCAACCGTTCATTTAACACTTCTGTTTCTAAGGGATAATTCATATCATCAATAGAAACTCCATTCTTATCTACAAAATCATAAACTCCATCTGCATTATTCCAAAAATCTCTTAATGTTTTTTCCATAATAAATCACTCCGTTTCTATATTAATTCATCAACTTCAACTACATCAGGATTATCACTAAACCATGAATCATTCTCTGCAATTTCCTTTAACTCAATAAAATCTCTTTCAGAATCAAAACAATCGTTATGTTTCAAATAAGCTGCTTTCACCTTTTCTCTTGCATCTTCATATGACTCTGCCTTTACAATTCCAACAGCCAATTCTTCAATCCTGTAAGCATATAAATTTGTAATATCTAACATATTAAGCACTCCTTCCTATAATAAATCTCTTAACTTTTCCGCAAATTCTTTCAATGCGTTCTCTTTATATTCCTCGTTATGTACCAGATCAACCACACCAGGAACTCCCTGAAATCCGTTTCGTTTTGCTTCTAACATAAGATATGTTTCTTCCTCAACATCAAAATCATCATAAAGTTCCCACATTTTTTCGTGTAAAGTCTCTATTAATTCTTTCTTTGTCTTTGGATTCTTAATTGTAATTTCAGTACACCAATCCTCATTACAAGGGTTATCTCCCTGCATGTATAACTCAACTTCACCATTCTTTATTTCTGATATTCTAAAATCAAAATCTGTTCCTTCTGATAACTCATCAAGATATTTTTCTAATTTATCTGCTTTCATAAAATTAACCATCCTTTCTATTGTACTGGAATAACACATCCTTTACCTGTTGCTCCACATTTAGGACAAGAATACCTTCCATCTGCATGATTTTCAGCAAGCCATGCTGCACCACATTTTTTGCATCGCATTTTGGTTGACCAGCCGCCATTCTTTTCACTATCAATAGTTCCATAATCAACAAATCCAACTACAGCATCATAATCAATCACTCTAATTTCCATTAGTCTCTCCATTTGAAATTGCTATTTTGTTATATTTTTAAAATAATCCAATGGCAAACTCATTTCCTCTTTCCAATAATCAATGGATATACCATCGTCATCGTTACGAATTGTGCCAACAATTACTAATTGCATACTTTCGGTTCCATTGTTCCAATATCCTGCATATAAACCAAAAGCTACAGGATACTTTGGAACCGTAAATGTAATTCCAACTTGAATGTGCCAATTAAGCGGAATTTCAAAAATCTCTGCATTCTGTGGAATGTCAACCATATCCATTAGTCTCCGTGCCAGATCTGTCATATTAAGAGAACGACAATCCGTAGACTTCCTTGCACACATTTCACGTACAACACTCATAAAATCTTTATATTTGTTTTCCATATATTCCTTATACTTTTCATAATTAGAAATATATTCTTCCGAATCTGGTGTGATTTCCTGAATTGTATTACTTCCCTTTTGTCCGTATTCTGCCAATACAACATAAATATTTTTCGTTTCAGTATCATAAAAGCTTTGTGCATCTCCATAATCTTCAAACATTTCAAATTTAGGATCTGCGAACCAATTCTGCTGCAACATATCAATCATCCTCCAATCTTTCTTAAAGTTCCTTTACTTTAAATTATTCTCTTTAATCAACCTTCTACGAACCATTTTGTTTAAGTCTTTATTCACAGCAATTGTCGCATCTCCGTTGCTATAAATAAAATGACTACCATTTATCCGTGATAAGTGGTAGCCATTAGACTTTAATAATGGTTCAAAATCTCTAATCATCTTTGGTTTCTTACACACATATCTCACTCTCCTTTAACAATATGGTTCCCATCCTTTTTCCTGGCTTCCTTGTCTACGTTCAATCGTATAGCTTTCTCCATCTCCAATAAGATCGCCTTTGCGGTAAATATAATTTGCGTTTGCTCTTACCCATGGATAAACATGTAATCTATCTATAATTTTATCCCATTCATCGTAATCGTTTCCTATAAATCCGTTCTGCTCATTCTCTTTCAAACAATCCTGCCAAATCTTTTCAAAATTCCTTCTGCACTGCCGTTTTGATTTCCGTTCAGATGCTACCAATTGATTACCGGCATAATAGTAACCGCCTTCAGCTGGCTCATAAATCGGATACTCTTCGTAATGTGAAATAAATCTCATACTCATTCACCATCCTTCAGACATTCTTTATTTACTATTGCATATAACCGAATTTCATTTCCAACTTCTTCATCATCGAGATCAAGATTCCACAATAACTCTGTAAAACTATCCATTGAAAAATCTTCTCTATACAGCGAGACTTCATGAACAGTAGGTGCACAAAAAAGGAATAGTCTGATATACTCAATAATTTCTATCCATTCACATTCGGTACAAATACGTCTTGCGCATCTTACAAGATTCTGATTGAATGCTGCTGTACATAATCCGTCTCCTTCAATACCGGCAATATCTTCATCTGTAATCCGTTTAATACGTTCAATTCCCTTGTCCATGATATAGATAAATACGACACTCTCTACTCTTGCGTCAAATTCATGTTCAATAATTTTTCCGATTTTTGTTTCATAATATTTCATATCAATCACTCCTCTACATTTTCAATTTTGACGATGCTAAATACTTCCCACTCTTCGCCAGTATCAACGACATTATCATTTTCCATGTCAAAGTCTTCGTTATCTCCATTTGACAAATCACATTCATCAAATATCTTTTTAACCTCTTCTCTTCTTTTTTGTATGCACTCTTCCTTGGTTCCCACATTAAGGATTCCGAAACCAACACCATTGTAAGCGTGATGCCATACAAGAATATGATCACCTTTATTTGCATCAAATTCCTTAATTTCTGTCACAAAAAAGTGACCATCATCTGTGTTGGCAGATATACGATTTCTATTATCTGAGACCTCAATCCGCATATTATCATCCTTAAAATTGCCACAACTTACTAATGCTTCATCGAAAGCCTTCTTGAAACTATTAAATTGTAAAAAACATGGACATGTATAATTCTCATCATCTAATTCGCATAATAAAAACATATTATCTACCTTCTTTTACCTTTCTAATTAATCTATCCATGTGTTCGATGTTAATTCCATAACACCAATTTAATTCATCCTGTATTTCCGTTGCTACTTCGTATGTCTCATCAATCTCATAGTGCTCTTCCAAGTAATACATAATTTCTCTTCTTGCATCCTGTGCTATGCTCAATTTATTATGAAAGTTATCAATCATTTTCTCTAATGTCTTATCTTCCATATTGTATAACCTCCTTTTGAAACGATTCTTTCCTTGGTTTTATTTCCATGCTTTATCAGTTAGATCGTTGTAATTAATTTTCTGTTTTACTACCAATTCACAATCATCATATATCTTACACAACTCGGCAAATAAATCAGTATACTCATTTTTATTTGCCTTACGAGTAGTCAAATAAAATTCATAGCTTGCTTCGCTATGCTGACCAGTATGCATATATGACATAATATTTCCATAATTCACTCTCACCTCTGGGAAGAATGCAACCACATCATTATTTTTATTTTTTCGGAAAATAACTTTTACTTTATTCATTTAAGACACCTCTTTCCAATCAACTACCTGTCTATATCCGTTTGCCTGTAAGATATGAATTTTTTCATCCTTATCAAGTTTGTAATGATTTCTGAAAAATTCTTTTAATCCCTCTTCTCTTTCTGCTCTCCATAGTTCATCATGAGTAATTACATCTCCAAATTCTTCTTCGTCCGTTGTTACGGTAATATCAGAGATCTTTCCAAAATACATTGCTTCAAGTAAATCTGTATCCACATCTCCCATGACAATGTAATCTTGCCAATCTCCCTGGCTATACCCTCTGATTGTTCCAGTTTTAAAGGTGTCTTCTGGATAAAGAAGTCTGATTGCATCAACAAGAATATCTTCTGTACATCTGCATTTATCATACATTTCTTTTAATTTTGCATTCACTTCATCAGATACATCCGTTGGATATTCGTCATAACAATCAATATCATTCAAAATCTCTTTTGCGTTCTGATACCATTCAGCATCAGTACAGCCTGTAAAATCTCTATTACCTGTAAGAACAACCTGTTCATCGAAGTTTTCACAACCACAATAATCTTTCCAAACTTGATTACTGTTATATAACCACCATGTTCCATTGCCCGTGTTATCTATTTTGATTTCTACCATATCAATCAACCTCACTATGCTATCTGTCTTGCTATATCTTCAATATTTCCATTCATTACAATCACTGCATCCTTGTTATCGGGATGTTCGTTCATGAAATCCCTTAATCCCTCAAACCGCTTATCATCTGCATTTTCAATCATCTGTCTTACATTTTCATTACGCAGCTTAATCAAATAAACTTTTTCATAATGCTGTTTGAATAACAGATTTTTCTTTTCACAATACTGCTTAATCAAGTCAATTTGCCTCCGTTCCTCTTTTCTGATTGCTTCAACCCTTGCTTTCTCATTAGCTTCTTCTCGTTCTATTCGCTTACGATTTCCAATCAGATGATTAAATAACGAGTTTGTTTCACAAAGATCCTTAATAACTGTGTTGTCAATGTCGTATGTATCAGGACTATCTTTATCAATCCACCATAAAAAATTATCAATCGTTCTATTGAAATTCTCTTCAAAGATACATCTGTTACCAAGATTTCTGTTATAGATTTCCTCTCCGTTTCGCTCGATCCGTAATGATGTATATACATTTTCATCTGGCTTGTTACTGTAGATAGTCCACTCATATTTATCCTGCTTGCCATATACAGTTAATCCATATGCACTGTATAACTGTTTCTCTTCATTTTTTAAATATATAAGTCCCATGTCACTTACCTCCACAATTCAAATCTGAATTTGTATATTTCGCCCACTTGCCTGTATAAACACCATTTATTCTTTCTTCAAAGGTTCTCTTTCGCATTCCATACATTTCTGTTGCGACTTTATACATGTCATAAACAAGATCTGTCTTCGTATCAATAATCATAAAATCTTTAGGATTGTTCATGCTATCTAATACATACTGCATGAAATCTCTGAATGTAATTATGCTGTTTGTTGTACACCACACAATAATTTTATTTTCGTCACTGGTGTCTCTTGTTACAAATTTCATTAATTGCATTTTCTCATTCCTTCCTAATAAAATAAGACAGACACCGAACATATGTGCCTGTCTTATTATTCGCTTTTATTACTCTGTTTTCTCTTCCTTTGGTGTAATTAGCTTTACAAGATTGCTTCTGATATAATCACAAAAAGCATCGATACTTCCATCTCCAATCGTCCAACAAGCACACTGATCATAATTCCAATGGATAATTACTTCATGTCCTGCGGTAATATTAGGTAAATCCACATCTGATTTACTTACATGTGAATAATTTGAAATAGCTTTAAGATATACATATCTTCTGATATTCTCAATATCTCTTTCTGTTTCTGCATTGAAGATCTCTACCAAATCGTCATCAGAGCATTCATCATAAATATCATTTTCAGAAGTTCCGTATTTCTTATTATCAAGTCTCTTTAACTGCTTACTTACTGCAAACAGTGCCGATTCCTCATACTTATTGCATTCCTCTTCGTTACTAAACACCTCGCCATCTTCTGCAATATACTGTCTTACTACTTCCTCAATTGTCTTTGTCTGCTTTACTTCGTTTACTCTCATAATTTTAATCTCCTTTTCTTATGCTATTTTCCATCCGGTTCCATATTCAATTGTTTTGATGTTACACCGATCCAGGATTTCCTTTACCTTGCTATTAATGAATTCAGGTTTACCCATCCGCAGCATTTCATTGTAAATTCGGACGCATTCACGAATATCATAAAGAGATACATCTACACCTCTAACCTTCTGTCCGACCATCCATTTCTCTATGTAATCTTTTAATTTGCGCATATTGTCTCCTGTCGAAATTACAATTTCATTACCAACCACTAATATGTAATCCTTTATCAGTATAAATCCTAACCCATTTGTATTTATTGTCTAAGTCATTATCTATACAATATTGAACTGCATCGTCTTCCGTTGGAAATTCTTTTGATATCTGTATAAAATCTTCACTAATATCATTCCTAACTCTTACATTAAAAGATTTTGCTGTTCTCTCTGCAATAGAGTTAAGACTTTCTATATGCTCTCCTTCCATAGCAAATAACATTGGTTGATAATCTTTATCATGATTATGTCCGTTTGTTCTTTTCAACATTTTTTCATATGACATGTTTACCTCCTTATGGTTGCTGATAAATCCAATTTCCATGTCTTACCTTATCACTATCTTTATTCCAAAAGCCTAATTTAACCATACCTTTAACACTTCCTGTTCTATGAATACATGGGCATTTATCTGTAAATCTTTTACCAGTTGCGTTTTCATACTTTCGTGGGCTACTGTAATATGCCATATAATCACGCTCCTTTACCACTCTAGCTCTTTATCA